ACCACCTTTTTTAGCACCACTTCTAATAGCTCCTGCAGTTGATCCTGCAACTTTAGCAAGAGCACCTCCAGCCATTAAAGGTAATCCAATTTCAGGTGCAACAATAGATAATAAAGGTGCAACAGATTGAGCGACACCGCCGACTTTAGTTAATGTATTTCCAAATTTTCTCAAACCGGTATCAGCTATACCACCTTTCTTGAAGAAATCTTTAGTTCCTTGACCTACTTTTTTAAAGAATTCTTTTATTCCCATGTTTATATAATATTATAATATATTATTTTTTATCATTATATAATTTTTATGCCGTAATTTGATTTTCTCTTTATTTTTTTCATAATATTCTTTACTTCGTAATTTGTTTTTCTCTTTATTTTTTTCATTATATTTTTAATACCAATAGGTTTATATATTTCTTCCATTATTATATATATTTACAATATAATCTTTATATTTAGTTATTATCGTAAATGACTTCATCCCAATTTATAAATATTTTTTTAGAATTAGAATTAATATATAAAAAGTCATGAGCGTTTTTAAAAGATAAATTCAAAATTTCTTTAAATATCTTTTCATCTAATTCAATTTGTTCTTCAAAAATGTTGTGCATTTCATTTTTATTTATTTTAAATATGAATAAATCAGTAAGTCCAGCTCTAACTTGTAATGGTATTGAACGGTATGTTTGACATGCAAGCCAAATACTTAATGAAGCGTGGCGTCTATTATTAGCCATTTCTAAAAGTAGTTTTTCAGATTCACCCTTTAAATTCTTTTGAACGTCATCTAAAATTATAAGTGTTTTACATCCTAACTCAGCGTTTTCTTTAGCAATTTCATAAGCTTCATTTAATGTTTCATAATTCAATTCATCATATATTTGTTCTTCAGGAAGAGCACTCCAAAAATCATTTTTAATACTTGCTCGGCTATTTGGAGGACAAAATAATATAATTTTATGAAAGACATTATTAAAAAGGGATGACAACATACTTATAAGGAGTGTTGATTTTCCAGAGCCGGCGCGCCCTAAAAATAACGTCATATTCGATTTATTCATCAGTTTTGTTATTTCATAATCATTTAGTTTCTTATGTAGTTCCCCATCTACTGAAAATTTAGGTTTTTTCATTACGGGTTCAACATTTTTTTTTATAACTACCATACTATTTCATAAGATATATTTTTTTTCAAATTTTCATTAATAACATTATTTAACTTAATAAATTTATTATTATTATTATTATTATTTTTAGTAAATTTATTATTTTTAATAATTTCTTTATGTTTTTCATAGTATGTTTTATTATATGTTTTGAAATAGTCTTTTCTATCCATCTTAATAAAAATATAGATATTAATTTTAAAATATTTTTAAAATTAATAATCAAAATCTGATTTTAAATCTTTTTGTAGTTCTTTTTTTTAAAAAGAATAATTAAATATAAGGAGTAATTTGTTTAGAATTAACATCAAATTCAAGAACTAAATCACTATAACCCCAAGCTTGGCAAGTAATAGAAGAAGTAGAAGCTACACCAAAAATAGTATTAAGGAAAGGGGGAGAGGCTCTTGTATTAAGACCTTGGAAAAGAATTCCAGCTGATTTTTCAAGATCATATCCATAATAAGCCATGTTAGGAAATTTAGAAATAATATTTTGTGTTTCATCACCTCCAGTAGGTGCAGATCTTAATCCAGATGCAGGAACAACCAATGTAGAATCACTACCAGAAGGAATGGAAGGAATAACTGCATTATAATTACTTCTAGAAACAACAGTTCCCAATGTTTTTGTTAAACCACCACCGAGTGATTGTATCAACATAGGATAAGCTTCAGCTGGAGCTTGGCAATCTCTTAAAGGACGATTAGGAATATAGTTTGCACCTACTTGGCATTGTCTAGAAGTTAAGGCGGGATTAATTGCATCATAATAACCATTGGGGCAAACACTAGATTGTGCAATTCCGTATTGATGATAGATTGAACGAACGGAAGAATTACGAATTTGAAGAAGATTTTGCACAGCTCCGTTCGTGCCTGATGGGATATTTACTGATGAATTAGTGTAAGTAGAGGTTTTAAGATACCATTTACCATTTTGGAGGGTTTGTCTCAACATTTGAGCGCTTAAGTCACCAACATCAATATATTTCATATTTAGGACAAACTCACTAAGGGTGAAAGCTCCAATAACTGGTTGAGCGGTAGGAACAGTTGTGCAATATGTTACAACGGGACAAATGTTTGCAGTTCCTAAAATTAACTGTAAGTTATTTACACTTCCAACGGGAAAAAGCTTATCACTTGTATTAATACCAATAACCGATAAAAGAGGAAGACAGAAAGAATATCTATAAGTTCCTGCAGTTGTAGGAAGATCAATACCATTCATTGAATTTGAGTCAGCACCAAGAGCAACAGAAATTCCTCCGTATCTTTCAGCATAATTTACGGTATTATTTAAAAGGAAATTTTGTAATAATCCATATTGATTTATTGTTTCTATAGGTTGATTATTACTATAAAGGGTTAAGGTATCTATGAAACTGCAGCCTGAGCCGATTAAATTACAAGAAGCACCAACTGCACCAGTCATAACACCGGTAACTGTATAAGTTAATACAAAAGATACAGTGGTTGAAGTTGTATCCATAAAAACTGAATCAGAAATACCACTGGGAATAGTGAATGAAATATTTTGAGCGGTAAAATTACCAAAAGCACCGGTAGAGTTAGCAACAAAAGGGGTTGCAGTATTTGCTGGACCAGTTACTGATGTTTGACCGTCTGGAGATACATTAACAGTGTAGGCACGGGCTGAGTCACTTAAACTAGGGGGCAATTCAAATTTAAGACTTGATGGGAGTCCCATCGGGGAATTAGGGAATGTTTGAGCGGACATTTTATATAATATATTATTATATAAAAAAATAAAATTCAAACATTTTTTAATAAAAATATATAAAAATCGTAAATATTAAAATTTCTTAACAATATTATTAAAATTAGAATTATTAATTATAGGTTCTAAATAGTCATAATCAATTTGTAGAGTCATTAACCAATCAACACCGTTAAAATTTATTAAATTTCCGTAATCATCGCTAACATTAATAATAAAAGTCGTTATAGCTCTATCTTGTATTAAAAATTTATGTTGTGTTTGATTAACATAATTTATAATAGAATTTTGACCTGCATTATTTTGTAATGGCAAAAATATATCACTTGATCCATCAACACTATTATAACAGCCAAAATTAAAATAATTACTTCGAAAATTAATACGTTGTAATGGTATAAAATTTACAACATTTGGCATAACAATGCTTAATCCGCTTAAGTCAGTTGAGCCTAAACCCATAACTTTATTAATTGTTGATGAAATAGATGATGCATTTATTGTAAAAGGTGTAGTAGGATGGCTCATTGTTATTTTTGTTGTAATACTACTATATGTTAATGTATAACCCACAGGTATTAATGTTAAAAGATGAGCTATAAAAGTATTAACATTATAATTACCTCTTATAAGTGTATAAACAACATTATTTAAAACAAAATGATTATTCGTATAATTAACAATATAAAAAGAATTTGGCACCTCACAATGAACTACTGATAAATAAGCATTTTGTATATTATCTAAATGAAATGTTAAATTAGGTAAGCTTATATTAACTTGGCTTTTAAAATCACCATTTAAGCATCCTACAGCTGAAGAAATATTAAAAAGTCTTGATTTTGTTTTTATCATATATATGTTTAATTAATATTTTTAATTTTCTTAAATATCTTCTTTAATATCTTCTATAGTTATTTTTTCAATAATTAATTTTTCAATATGTTCTTCATCTTTTAATAATTTATTAACTTCTTCAACTTTTACAAATTCCTTAAGAAAATCTTTAATTTCTTTTTGTTCTGTTTTAGCATCTTCTATATATTCCTCGGCAAGTTCAGGCTTTTTATTCATAGCACAAGCGCATATGATAGCTATATCTTCAGGAACACCCATTTTCATTAAATTCTTAATATCGACCTTAATTTTTTTATTCATTATATTAAGTAATTAGATTTTTATTTTAAATCTAAACTATAAATATAATGGAAAATCAAAAAGAAAATGAAGTTAAAGCTGACGTTCAACCAATTGAAGAAAAAAAAGAAATCATTGAGGAATCCCCAATAAAGAAGAAGAGAGTATTAAGTGAGAAGGCTCTTGAAAATCTTAAGAAAGGTAGAGAGAAATTAAAAGAAAAGAATGATGAAAAGAAGAAAACTAAAGAAGAATTAAATAATAAATACCTTGAAAAGAAAATGCAATTAATTCAAAAACAAAAAGAAGATATTAAAAAACAATATGGAGTTAATGATGAAACAGATGAAGAAGATGAAGTAAAATATCATGTAGAGACTCCTAAAGTTTTAAAGCAAAAAAAAGATATGAAAAAAGAAAAGAAAATAAAAACATTATACATTGAAGAATCAGAAAGTGAGGAAGAAATCGTTTATGTAAAAAAGGAAAAGAAACAACCTCAAATTGTAATTCCTAAAATACAATTTTATTAAAAATATTATATATTATATAATTATATATGGACGCATCAAAAAAGATGAAAAAGAAAAAGGAGAAGAAACAGAAAAAACAGAAACAAAAGCAAAAACAAAAACAAATTGTTAAAACTAATGTAAAAGTGAATGTGCAATCATCGGGTGGTAGTGGTGGA